TTTCGTCCTAAATAAGGAAGCTCCTGAATGTCTCCCTATATTAGAAGTAAGAGCGTTATGGGCTGATGAGTCCTTAGAAGAAGCTACTGTCGCGGTACCGGGCAACATAGCTAAAGTAGCATGAATGCCTAAAACCGAGCTATCACAATAGTCATCGTGTTTACCATCAGGAGCACTAATGCGCTCTGTCTTATTAGCCGCGTCCATTACATATTGTATATCTACATGTTCCCTAAACCATTTATTAATAATTTTCTGCCCTGCTATATCTAAATGCTCAGGATTAGGTATCTTTACTCTTCCTTGTTGTATGAAAGACACATAGTCTCTGAATACTTGAGTCTTAGTCCCACGCGGCCCTCCAGTAAAAATGAAAGGAATGAAGTGTATCTGGGGTACACTATTAATACATGCTATTCTTATGTCCTGTTCAATCGCACCACCAATACCAGTAGCATCAATAATAACCCTACCAACATTAAAGCTTCTAGCAATGTCCATGATACGTTTACGTTGGTATGGTATGTCGTGTCCACCAGTTCTAGCACTGATTTCTTCAATATATATAAGTCTTGCAATATCAGAATCATCAGCTTTTTCAGCGGCCCATACGCTAATGACAGTAGCATTAATAGATTTACCAATATCAACAGCGACAGTGCAATGTTTTCCTCCTTGTAGAGAGGCTTCGGTAAAGGGGGTGAGCGCGTAGTCATCAAAACATGCCTTAATTTTTTCAGGATTGAATACATTGGAAATGCTTTCCACAAATTCACATTCATATTCCGTTCTCCAATAAATAGAGTCTTCGCCCCATTCCATCATCTTTCCAAGCATATCTTCTTCAGTGTATGCCGCTTCATAACTGTCGCCAGTTTTCACTGCATCCCGCCAAGTATATACTAGGCGCGTCCATGTATCAGAATAGGCATCATCGTACAAATACCTGTACATGTGATTATCTTTTGACTTCGGTGTACCTAGATTTATGAAGGGGGCATTATTTGAAACTATCGCTGGTTCTACATTATCCACAAAAAGGTGGTCGTCGATGAGAGAAGACTCATCAACTATACAGAATGTAGGGTGTTGGCCCCGTATAGCCTGCCCTTGATTGCTAGGCGCTAATGGAGCCCTGCGCATTAATGTGCCCCCCTTCATGCGTATATGGGGCTTGTTATGGAATTTGTAGTTATCTACTAAGCTGTCTAGAAATCTGTTGTCTTTAAAGTGCCTGTACACGTATCCGAAGATAAGTGCGGCTTGGTCTTCGCTAGGTGCGAGCACGAAGACTAAATCCCTGAAACGCTTGAAGAACATATAAATAACTACTGCTACCGAGAGGGCGTAGGATTTCCCACAGCCTCGTGGAGCTAATATTGCTACTTTACGCTGCTTCATGTCCTTGGGGTTAGTTAATGATTTAACCACAATCTTTTCTTGAAGAGGTCTTAATTTAAGAGCTCTTTGTTTTCCATCAAGTAAATAAGATTCACAGAAAGCCTTTACAAGCAGTCTCATCTTATCTTCATCTTCTCTTACGCTTTCAAACAGTTCTTCTAGCGAGCGAGTGTCATAGACATTCTTACCCGTCAGGGCTTTCTTCAGCGCCTTTCCCTCGTTCTTTGTCGCTAGAATCGTCATTTAAGTCCTCCAAAAATTTAGCAAACCCTTCGGTCTTCTGTTCAACCATAGTAGGTATCTCTATATTCAACGCTCGGAACTCCGTATGTATGTCACGAACGATTGAATTTCTTTGGCGCAAGAGCTCTGTTCGTAGGTTAACATCCCGAATATGTAGAGAAATTTCTTCCCACAGAATGTCTTCAAGAAACAGATTGCGAGCCAACAGGCGTACAAGCTCTTTGTGGCGTTCATATTCTGGTTCACCTACGCGCAGGCGTAAACGCTGTTCATACTCGTGTTCGTTCAAAGCTTCTTAGCGTTTATAAGAGCTTCCTTAGCTTCTGCCTTGATAGCAGCAACGAACTTGTCGTCGTTCTGGTCCCAAGCAGAGAGTATTACATTTCTGAGCATTGCGTCTTTTACGTGTTTTTGAGCTGTTTCATCCAGCTTCTTATAAGCCATCGTCTGAGATTTAGTTAGATACTTATCCAGAAGTACGTTGATTTCGTCCTCGTGCTTCCCGACATAACCCATAACAAGGGCTTTTACTGCTGGCTGCGTATACATAATGTATGCGCACATAGCTAACATAAGAGCCGCCATAAGCATAAGCTCAGGCGAACCGGTTAGCATATCCAATAGGCTTTCTAACATTCCAGATTCTGCTTCTCCTAACTCATTGGTTAGGTTAGTTGTTTCATTCGTCGTTGTATTATTTGTCATAATATCTCCTTTTGTGGGACTCCCCGAACTCTTGCGTTTTATATTATCTGTGGAGCTTTGGTCCTAAGTGGGAGCCCTGTATAACTAGATGCGTGCATCTATATAAAGCTTACTTCTTCTTTCTCAGCTTTCCATCTTTTTTACGGTATGTACCTTTCTCACCCTTCTTCACTCTACGTTTCTTGGGCTTCTTTCGCGGCACGCCGCTCTTATTGTACTTCACCATCTGGAGCACCTTCCTCAGCTTCTTCTGTCATAATCATGTCCTCCATGTGTTTTAGTCTAGCTTCCATCTTTTGCACTTGATTATATAATTTCCCTACTTCAAAATCATTCATTTTACATCCTCATCTTCGTGGTCGTGGTTTCCATTACGGAAAGTACCCTTCCTAATCTGTTCTATCTGACTGTTCTGTTGAGCAGTCCATAATTCTAATACCTTATATATAATAACAAGAGCAGGCGAACCTATAATCAATAAGACTGACTTATAAGATTCTATATCTTCTACTATGTTTGGTTCTCTGAAAGCCATAGCAACTAAGAATATAGATAGTCCTACCCAAGCCATTACTACTGGCGCTGCTACTAACATCATCATGAAGTTAGCAAAGTTCCCATCAGGGTGTGCTGTATCCTTTTTGGGATTGTTTTCCATGTTATCTTTTTATACTGCACGACTATATAAAGTTTACCCTAATCGAACTCAGGAAATTGAGTTTGTGCATCAAGCTCTATTATGCCTTTGAACGAAGCGTCCACGTCCTTGTAAGTCTCTTTGCTCTTCTTATACTTAGGTTTCCATACAGGAATCTGCACATCGCACGGCCCACCGTTCCCCTTGTAAAACGAACACCACTTACAGAGATTCTGGGACACCTGCTCATAGCGGTCCTCGTACTCCTCGCGTTCCTTAATACAGTCATGCACAAATTTAATCAAATCGCGTGCTTCATCGAGCTCGGACTGCGTTATCTTGACAAAGAAAGTATCGTCAAAGCGGAGGTAGTTAACGCCCACAAATTTCGGCATTTCGCCCATCTCTAATGTGTACAGGAATGCGTAGATAATCAGCTGGCGATAATATTCCTCTGGTAAATAGGGCCCGTACCGTTTCGAGGTCTTGTAGTCCAGCAAGGTTGTGCCCCCGTCGAAATCTGATGTAACTACATCAATCACTCCGACAATTGCATACTCCTTGGACTTGACCCATTTCTCTGAATACTTAGGGGCTACAGTGTTCCACGCCTGATACTTGCTTTTATAAACCTTCCACTTCACCATCTCGGTAAGTTTCTTGTTAATAGTACTGACAAAATTCTGGAGGAGGTCTTCGGTCTCTGTGTACATAGCGTCTATCTCAGCAGCCGTGTGTACTTCCCAGAGCCACTTGTGTTTGGCTACCTTCTCTTCCCAGCCCTTCTCAAACTGTTCCTGCATCCATGTACGGGGTGCGCCTTTCTCCCACGCCGTCATGTTCTTGAATTGTTGTTTGAACAGTCGTTCTAGAATCTTATGTACGAGGGTTCCCCGGAATAGATGTATAGTCTTCTTCTCCGGAATCCCGGCTATGTACTTGTAATAGAACTCGCGTGGACACTTTTTGTATGTGTTGATTTTTGATGGACTCAACCTTATGTGGCTGGGCTCCCATTTCTCTTCTACCATAATTCACTCTCCGTATACGACCAGTTTAGCTATGCGCCATAAACAGTCGATGTGGGCCCCACCATCGGGCCTCAGCAATATCTCGCCATCTGGGGCTCTACCGTTCAACACGTTGTCACATATAAAACATTTCTTCATAATTCTTCCTCACAGCAGTCAGTAAGCTCTATTGTGCATTCTACAGTAGATTCATTAAGCACCTTTCTTTGTAGGGCTGAGAGTGTCATACGCAGCCCGAAAAGTTCTCGGTCCAGCTTCGCAAGCAATTTGCGAATCTCGACATTTCTATCCATTTTTGCTTTTGTTTCTTTTGCGTTCATGGTTCACCTTTTGGTAAGTATGTTAGAGTCACATGCCTATTTAAAGGTTGCGCTTGCGCGTGGTATATAGAGCTTAATAAAGACCTTTAATAAAGACACTATTTAATATATAATAGATATATATAGCATTCAAAATTTAGCTCGATGTGTTTTGACCGGTTGGGCGGAGGGGGGGCGGGCGCCGGCCTGGTTGTGTGTG